GTGCGACATAATGTGTCTAATACGGTGACTGTTGCGCCGCATATGTGGAGTGAAGTAGAAGATTATCTATATGATAACAAAGATTATTTCGCAGGCGTTTCATTCCTTTCGGGTTCTGGTGATAAAGATTTCCATCAAGCTCCAATGACTGAAGTGTTAGATGAAGATGAGATCGTTGCAAAATATGGCAGAGGTGCAATGTTTGCGGCTGGTTTGATTGTCGATACACGCAAGGGATTTGATAACTTGTGGGAAGCAACAAGTATTGCTCAAATGCCACCAGAATATGCTGGAGAAGTTTCTGATTTACGTGCAGAATGGATTCGTAGGTTTCAGAAGTTTGCAGACAATTATTTCAGTGGAGACACAAAAGAAGCAGAATATTGCTTGAAAGATGTGTTCTTGCTTCATAAGTGGACTAAGATACAGCAGAACTTAAATCCTATCGACTTTAATACACAATTAGAAACTAAAAAGTATACCGATATCGATACTATGGGCGCTGTTGCATGTCAAGGTGGTGCTTGTGAGATCACTTTTTAATTATTCTAAATACACAAGAATAATTAAGGAGAATACTTTTGAAAACATTAGGCTGCAATGAATGTGCTGGTGAATTTTCGATTGAAACACTAAACAGCGAAGAAGTTCGTTTTTGTCCTGTCTGTGGAGAGGCTCTTGAAGACTTTATAAATATAGAGGAAGAGCTTGACATGGATGAGGATGAATGGTTAGAAGAGTAGGTGGAATTGATTATAGTTTAACATGCCCAGCGGTATGTATTTACGAAGGCGAGAAGGAAGATTTTGATTTTGAAAATTGTCAACTTTTCTTTCTTGCCAACCAAAAAAAATATGAGGATTTTCAGTATAAGAATATTGAGGGTTCTCAACAAATAAAAAAATACGAATTGCCAGAAGAAAGATATGACTTTATATCGGATTGGGCAATGGACATTTTAATTTCCCACAATATAGAAGACATAGCAATAGAAGATTATAGCTACGGATCTCAGGGAAAAGTTTTTCATATTGCAGAAAATACTGGTTTATTGAAATGGAAGATGTGGAATGCTGATATGAATTATAGTTTACTGGCCCCAACAGTAATAAAAAAGTTTGCAACTGGTAAAGGTAATGCAAACAAAGAAAAGATGTATGAATCATTTTTGATGGAGACATCTAGAAATCTCAACGAAGAATTAGAAATAAAATCAGAAAAGATAGGAAATCCTGTCTCTGATATTGTAGATTCGTTCTACATTTGTAAAATGGCACTTGATATATAAAGGAGATAATTTTGTCAAGAGATATAATTGAAAAAGAAGATCGTATAGCAATGAATGAGTGGTTGAAGAACAATAAGGTTTCTGTATGCCCTCCATATTTAAAGACGGATGATGAATTGATAGTCATGAAACATCCCAGAAAAAAGAAAAAGAGCTCTTGACATCCGACATCACATTTGGTATATTAAGTTGTAACAAAGAGAAAGATGATTCGATATGACACAGACTGATACAGAATTTATGACAGAAATGAACTACTTTGACACATATGGTGACAGTTGTGAATTTTCTACACGGTGGTCTATGTACGGCGAAAATATTCAAATGGACAATGAACATCCTTTCAAAACCCCTATGGTAATTCAAAACAAATGTGATGTATGGGGATATGATGCCTCTGCAATATGTACTGGAAAAACTTGGGGAGATATATGGCAGGCCTGTGATGCAGTCATACGCAATTCATATGATAACGAAGGAAACCAAGACCATCATATCTTTATTGAAGATTTAGAATCTGTTGGTGATGGTGTTTGGGATTTGGTGACTGGTTCATGAATATTTTTCGACTTAATGATGACCCTCTAATCGCAGCAAGAGAGCAATGCGACAAGCATGTAGTCAAAATGATCGTAGAGAGTGGCCAAATGCTCTCTACGACACATCGTATGCATGATGGGCGGTTGACTAAACGACCGTCTAAATCGGGCAAGACGATGGTGAAATACTATGTACATCCGCAAGAAGATATGGAAGATATTTTATACAAGGCTGTACATTTTAATCATCCGTCTACTGTGTGGACAGGTGAATCTAAACAAAATTATATGTGGCACTTCAGACATTTTGTAGAATTATGCCATGAATATTCTTATCGATATGGAAAAGTACATGAGACAGAAAAACTTATTCCATATCTCGCAACTCCACCTAAGAACGTAACTACATGGGAAGAAACTCCATTTAAATTGGCCATGAAGTCAAATCCAGAGTGTATGTTTCCAGAAGATCCAGTCAAGTCTTACAGATTATTCTATCAGACAAAACAAGATCGTTTCAAGATGGTGTGGAGCAAACGACAGATTCCAGAATGGTTTCGAAAAAGTCCTTGACAAACCCTTGTGAATGTGTTATAAGTAATAATGTAAACAATATAGAGATAAAACTATGATCTTGATAGACCTAAGTCAAGTTATTATATCGAACCTAATGACCCAAGTGGGCCCTAAAACGGATGAAATCGATGAAGGCTTGATTCGACACATGATACTTAATAGTATTTTGAAAGTCAAAAAGAAGCATGCAGCAGAGTATGGAAATATTGTAATCTGTTGTGATAATAAAAACTACTGGAGAAAGGATGTATATCCTTACTACAAATTTTCACGAAAGAAAGAGCGTGAATCTTCTGGTATTGATTGGAGTCTCATCTTCAATACAATGAATGAAATGAAATCTGATCTGCGTGAAACGTTTCCTTATAAGATTATCGAAACAGAACGTGCAGAGGCTGATGATATCATTGCTACATTGACACAAACCTATGCACCCTTTGAAAAAATCCTTATCATGTCTAGTGATAAAGACTTCAAGCAGCTGCAGAAGTATCCTAATGTTTCTCAGTATAGTCCTATACAAAAGAAATTTCTAGTAGAAAAGAATCCTCAGAAGTATCTGCGTGAACATATTATTCGTGGAGATAAATCAGATGGTGTTCCCAATTTCTTGAGCGATGATGAAGTGTTTGTAGAAAATCGCAGACAAAAACCCATCACTAAAAAGAATATTACTGAATGGCTAGACCTGTCTAGAAATCCCGAAGATTTTTGTGATGCAAATATGCTAAAACGATGGAAGCGCAATGAGTCTCTTGTAGACTTAACTAAAGTTCCCGATGAAATTAGAAGTAACATTCTAGAACAATTTGAAAACGATCCAAAAGGAGACATGAAGAAAGTATTTGACTATTTTATAAAGAATCGTATGATGTTATTGATGGAAGAAATTGATGCATTCAAGGAACAGAAATATAAATCTTATCATGATTTAGATGTAATGAGGACAGCATGAAAGAAAAGAATAGGAACTACAAGTGTTACTCCAAAGTAACTCCAATCGTTTTTCGTGACCATTGTTATGGTTTCGAAGTAAAAGTAACCGAAGTCAATAGTGTTTGGTCACAAGACGGCCGCTCAGTGATTTCTAAAAAGTTCTTTGTTGATGAGACAAAGGCAACTGAATACGCAGATAGCGTTAGAGTATAATAGGTCGGCCGCGTGATGGAATGGTAGACATAACAGACTTAAAATCTGTGGCCTTAACGGCGTGGCGGTTCGAGTCCGCCCGCGGCTACCATGCGCCTGTAGTTCAACGGTAGAACCTGCCGCTCATAACGGTTATGTTGTCAGTTCGAATCTGGCCGGGCGTACCATTTTATAAGTGAAGATATGAAAAATACACCATATGATAATGATAACTATGCTGAGATGTATGATAAAAGATATTTACATGCACCGAGCACTAAGCAGATCATTAATTATGAATTGGAAATCTTAGAAGAATTTATGGTGAATAAATCTTCTTGGATGGATGTTGCATGTGGAACTGGATATGAACTAAGAAATGCATCTGGAAATATTTCTAGATATGGATTAGATCAATCTTCAAAGATGATAGACGTTGCACTAAAAAGAAATGGCCACAAAGTAGATTTTACAATTGACAATTTACTAAGCCATGTAGTAGAACGTAACTATGATTTAGTGACAAATTTTTGGTATGGGTATATTCACCAATCTTCTTTAGAAGAGGTAGAAATATTTTTCAAAAAAATGGTTGAAATGACAAAAAATAGGGGAGATATATTTGTAGCGATCTGCAATCCTTGGGGAATATTCAGCAACTATGAATACAAATGGGATTCGATTTATAATAATAATGATATGACACTTGATGCAATTGTTTGGTCTTCTAAAATAAAAGATACCACGCACGAATATAAGCATTGTCATGCTCCCCATCCACAATTAATATGTAACTGGATATCTCCACATTTTGAAGAAACGATACGAGTGGACTATCCCACAGAACCGAAAAGATTCGGATTTTTATTTAAACAAAAAAGGTGAAGAAGATGAAAAACTATATTATTGCCACAGCATTGGCCACATTCGCAACACAAGCAATTGCAGCAGAGTATGCAACAATTACTAATGTTTCTCCTAATTATCGACAAGAAACTGTTAACACACCAATTCAACGATGTGATATTGTAGATGTTCCAGTCTATGGAAATGTTGGTGGTGGTAATGGTGCCAGTTCCAGTGACATTCTTGGTGGAATGATTATCGGTGGATTGCTTGGTGGAACCGCATCTGGAAAAGATAGTGGTGCTGCTGCAGGAGCAGTTATTGGTGGATTGATTGCAAATGATAATGCAAATCGTCCAAAGCAGGGAATTGTTGGGTACAAGCAACAGCAACAATGTACTACTGAATATCAGTCAACAATTACTAATGTAGTCAAGAACTACACCATTCGGTATGATTGGAATGGTATTGTTGGAAAAAGCTACACATATAACAAATACAATGTAGGTGATAGAATTCCAGTAACTATTACAATTAATGCTAATTAGGCCCTTGACATTTCGCTTCGAATCGATTATATTATATATGTAATCAAGAGAAAAGGAATCATATTATGAACACTCAAATCGAAACCCTTTTAGAAAACATCAAACAAGACTATTTCAATTGGACTAGTCGAAACGGTACTAAAGAATTGTCTGAACATAACTATACGATGATCGAACAATTCAATGATGGATTAACTGTTAATGTTGGCAGTAAATATATCAAAGTTGTATCTGGTAGTAGTGTTTGGGGATTTGTTGTCAACACTGAAAATGACAAAAAATTCAAAAATGGTGATATTCTAAAAGCAGCTGGTTGGAAAACCCCAGCTCGGAATGCTGCTCGGGGAAATGTTTTTGAAGATTACAGTATTGCATGGACAGGGCCTCATTATTTGAAATAGGCCCTTGACATTTCATTACGAATCGTTTATAGTATAGGAGTAATAAGAAAGAAAATAATGATAGCTCAAAAAAATAAAACAATATTAGTTGACTGTGACGGCGTTCTCCTTGATTGGGAGTACGCCTTTGACTGTTGGATGCACCGGCATGGATATAGTGTCGAAGTTGAAGACGAATACAAAATGAATATCAAGTATGGACTTGAGAAATCTGAAGCCAAACGGTTGGTGCGGATGTTCAATGAATCTGCTTGGATTCGGAAATTGCCTCCCCTTCGGGATGCGATTAAATATGTGAAAAAACTTCATGAAGAACATGGATATATTTTTCATGCGATTACTAGTTTAAGTAACGATCAATATTCACAACACTTACGGACTAAAAACCTTCGGGAATTGTTCGGCGATAGTGTCTTTGAACGGTATGTTTACCTTGACACTGGTGCTGACAAAGATGAAGCTTTGTTAGAGTATTCTGGTTGTGGATGTTATTGGGTAGAAGATAAACCTGAGAACGCAGACCTTGGTTTGCGGATGGGTTTAGAGAGTCTTCTGGTTGCTCATGGACACAATGCTTACTATTCTGGTGATGCAATTCGGGTTCAAAACTGGAAAGAAATCTATGGGTTGATTACTGGTTAAGCATTATCTCCATTTCCATTAAGTAAGAATCTGTATTGGGTACTAGCAGGAGCATTTCCATTATATAGATTTTCTGCTACAGTAGCGTCTGCAGCAGTATTTAAAATATGAATTGCATCATATTTTGCTCGGCCGTTATCACTTGCATTGCCTGCGCTCCCATGCAGATACCATAGATTTGTTTTTAAGCCAATACCTTGTCTATTGGGAGATCCAGTTCTACTAAGAATATCTCCAAAAGTACCACCTTGAGAAGTTATCCATTGGCCTATTACATTTGAAGAAACACTATATGAAACCACATAATGATACCAAGCTTGATTATTAGCCCCGCCAGTATCAAACAATGTTGAATTTACCATATTAGTATTGATAGATGAATTTTGTGCATATGAGGAACCATTATATTTATCTACTACATGATATATAGCATTAGTGCTGGTGATGATAGTACATGCGCTGCCAAAGCTGTTGCCAGCGTCCGTTTTATCATTAACATTGAATAAATACAGTGGATTGGTGTTGTATTTTTGAAACCACATTGATATAGTATAGTCATCGTAGACATAAGGAGTAGAAGGACTTACAATATTACGCTGGACATGTCCATTACCATTAAGATATAAGCTATGAGTTCCTTCAACCTTTTCATCGGTGGCGTAATATCCACCAGTCGATAAGTTAAACGAGGCACCAGAAACTAAGTTCATATTCTGTAGAGATACTTGAAAAACATCACTTGTACTATTACCAGAATTGTCATATGCTACAGCGGTAACATTAAAACTACCATCAGCAACATTGGTATCTGATGTTGGAGTTATTGTGAGTGTAGAATACTGACTTGCAATATTTGATTGATTTAATTGAATAGTACATATGGTTTGATTCGAGTCTGATTCAGAAATTACCCAATTCAAAAGAAGTCCTTCTGGGTCAGTCGCAGCTAATTGTACTGTTATTGCAGAATCGCTAGTTGCAAAAGTTTGATCTGGAATTGGAGTAATTATTGCTGGCGATTGGTTTTGTACCATTGACACAGAATCCCAACCACTACCATTAAAAACGAACAGTTTATTAATATCTGTGACTAATACCATGTCTCCATCTGTTGCGGTATTTGTTGCTGGAAATTCCTCGGCACTTCCAATAACATTTACTCCACTGATACCAACAGCACTAAGTGATCCGCCTTCCGACATTAGTTGTGATAGTTTTCTTGCTTTAGACGCTGGCATTTAGATTAAACCTTTTTCTTTTAGTTTCTCTCTATTTATCATATGAAGTTCTGTCAATTTATTTTTATTCTCTGCATTATAAGGAACTGCATGATGATTTTCTAGCATTACTGTAGAAACACTCTTCGTTGAGAAATTATTTTTATCATCTTTGTGTTCTATAATAAAGTCTCCAAGAATTCTTCCAAACTTCCCTGTCTTGTCTTTTTGTGTTTTAATGATTTGCATTGAGCCAATGGGAAGCAATCCTTTTAGATATTCTTTTGCAGCCAACCCAAATACTTTTTCTTCTTTGTCTCTTGTGCGTGATTCTGGAGTGTCTATCCCGACAATACGAACACGTTCTTTATGCATCCATACGCCAAATCCCAAATCGATGTCAACATCTACTGTATCACCATCAACAATTCTTAAAATTTTACATTTATATTCATAAGCCATTTTTTTACCTTAAATTAACCAACAACAAAATTTCCGCCTGCAGTGAAAGTATAAACCCACTTTGAAGTATTGCTGTCATAAACTTCTGTGCCAGTACTGGATGTAAATTGTTTGTTTGAGTGTATAATTACAATACCAGAGCCGCCGACACCACCAACGCCGCCTGGGTATCCACCGCCACCGCCACCAGAACCTGTATTTGCTGTTGCAGAGGCACCAGTACCAGCGCTTAGACCAGAACCTAGCCCAGCGCCTGTTGCAGTATCTACAGAACCCACTACAGTACTATTCGAGTGTGAATACGCACCACCAGAACCACCACCAGCATATTTGTTACCGGAACCAACTGGCCACTCTATACCAAGTCCACCATCTCCAGATGCTGTATTGTCAATTGCGTTACCACCAACACCACCAGCGCCACCACCGCCGCCACCAATGTATCCATTTCTACCACGCCCACCGCCACCTGCATATCCTAATCCACCATCTGTACTTGAAGGTTGTGTTGCGGCTCCGCCTGCATGAGTAGTTGATACTTCAGATGAACCACCACCGCCACCAGAGCCACCATCTGAGCCGGAAGTTCCTGCGACATAGTAACCACCGCCACCGCCACCGAGAGCAGTTTTACCTAAGAATGTGGTGTTTCCACCATTTCCACCTTGAGTATCCGAAGCTCCACCAGTACCACCCTGTCCAATTACAATATTATATGTTGTTCCATTAAGTGATAGTGCAGCCGTAGATGTTATAACGCCGCCCGCACCTCCGCCACCGCCGAACTCTTCACCACCACCACCACCACCTGCTACCATCATATATTCTATATCGGCTTGGAATGTTAGACCAACATCTACAAATCTAGTAGTAGTTTTCGCACCGTCTGATGCAGATAATCTTGCACGAAATGTCCCAGCATCACTAATAGTACTTGATGGTGTAAATGTATAAACTCCATTTGCATCTACTGTGGCATCTACTGAAAGTTGTGATGGTCTTGTATTTCCTGAAGTTTTGTATGCAATTCCATATGTAACATCAAATCCTTCTGGATCTTCTGCAACCATTGTCATTGTACTAGTGGTTCCATCACTATTCAGTGAATGTGTTGTTGGTGGTTCTGTTAATATGATTGGTGATTCATCTCCACTATCTACTCTATCCCATTCTGTTCCATCCCACACATATAGTGCTTTGGTATCTTGTGCAAATGCAAAGTCACCTTCTGTAGTTCCATTAGAAAATGCAGCAAAGTTTGCATAAGCAGTTGTTGCACCAGCACTGCTATTATTTGTAACATATGTCTGTACATAAGATTCAGTCGCCATCGGATCTGAGATATCTTGTCTTATTAGATTTGATGCTGTTGGTTGATGAAAAACAATATCAACTTCATCTGAAAGTGCTAGTGCAGTATCAAAAATTATTGATGTTCCATTTGTTGATGTTATATCCTGTGGGTTTAACATTACGCCGTTAACAGACACAATCACAGAAGCTGATGGATCGTAATTTACAGTATGAACCGTTTGTCCTGCTGTCGCAACAAATGTAGAACGAGATGTAGAAGCAACAATCTGATCTTGTTTTTTAAGCAACCAATATCCTCTGGTCGAATCAAAAACAAAGATTTGTCCATTTTCTGTATGAGTTTGTCCATTCACAGGACTTGCTGGAAATGTTATGGCCATGAGTTACCTTTATAATATGTTCGTTCTATTTATATAAATAAAACATACTAATATTTTTAGTGGAGAACTAAATGATACTATCTATAACTTTATTAATGGTTGCGATTGCTTTATCCGTAGTTGCCGCATATTATTCTATTGCAGGCTTGATTACAATCTTTGCTGCGGCAGTAATCCCTGTCATTGTTATGGCATCTGTTTTGGAAGTTGCCAAGGTCTTAACTGCTGCATGGTTATCACACAATTGGAAAAGAGTCAACTTTTTTCTTAAAACATACTTGACATTTTCAGTCGTAGTACTTATGTTAATAACCAGTCTTGGAATATTTGGATTTCTATCTAAGGCACATATCGAACAGACTTCTAGTGGAAAAGAGAATGTTGCACAAATAGAAATCACCGAAAAAAGAATAACCAGGCTGGAAGAGGATATTGTTGATTTTGAAAATCAAATAGAAAAAATAGAAAATTCGAATGTTTCTAAGAATAAAGATATTGCAAAAGAGATAGAAAAAGAAGAACAGAGAATTGAAGATGCACTTGCGAATTATCAAAGACTTGTAGATGAGCAGAATGAAATTATAACATCATCTACAAAGAAACTAGATTTAATAGACAGGTATTTAGAAGAAGAAAACATTAAAGCTTTACAAACTTTGGTGGGTACTACTCCAGATGGACAATATGGAAGGAACACTGCTAAAAAAGTTACTGAATTTAGAGAAAAAGAGGAACAGAAAGCAGAAGAAGTTGTTGCATCTGCTAGACAAAGAATTAATGAATTACGTGATAGTCAAGGTGAAGAGAGAAGATTGAGTAATGATCTGATTGATAGACTGAGAAAACAAATAAGTTTAGATGATTTGGATGAGGATGACAAGGCTAGAATTTCAAACATCAAGAAAAACATACTGACATCAGAAGAAGAACTTACTGTTTTGAATAACATAAAATTCGAATTTGAAAAAGAAGTGAGAAAATTTGAAGCAGAAGTTGGCCCAGTAAAATATGTTGCGGAAGTTCTTTATAGTGATGTCGATGAAAATGTTTTAGAAGATGCAGTCAGATTTGTAATTCTTTGCTTAATTTTTGTTTTTGATCCACTTGCGATACTTTTAGTTATTGCCAGTTCGTCTTCTATATGGTATTATAGAGGAATCAGTAAAGGAGAGAATCTAACCCATTTAACAGAAGAAGATTTTAAAAAAGACCAAGCTATCCCACCATATGGTATGGATATGATGGAAGACAAAGTAAAAAAAAAGCCAAACCTCAATGATACAATTGAGAACTGGACAAACGAAAAAGTTGAAAACCACGATAGATTAGAATAGGAGTATCGTATTGGGAAAAGTTAAGTTAGTTAGTTATACCAAATCTGCAGAAGATTTGGATGAACAGGGCGTGGAGACATTACAAGATTTGGTAGCGTATTGCGCCAAAGTATCTAATCCTTCGAGTCAAATAAATAAAAAAACAAGTGAAAAACTCATCAAATATTTAATCAAACATGCACATTGGTCGCCATTAGAGATGGTTGATGTGACAATGGAAATAGAAACTACCAGAGATATTGCACACCAAATGGTTCGCCATCGCAGTTTTTCTTTTCAAGAATTTAGTCAAAGATATGCAGAGCCCAAAGAGATGGGAGAAATGTTTGTAAAGAGAGAGTGTAGATTGCAAGACACTACAAATAGACAGAATTCTATTGAAATTGAAACTGATCCAAGTCTTGTGCAAAATATCAGCCATCAGGAATTAATTGCAGAATGGAATAGAAGACAATCTGGTGTTATTGAAACTGCACGAAAGGCATATGAATGGGCAATTGAAAGTGGAATTGCAAAAGAACAAGCTAGGGTTTTACTTCCAGAAGGATTGACAAAGACTAGATTATATATGAAAGGTAGTATGCGTAGTTGGTTGCATTATATTGAATTAAGAAGCGCTCATGGAACGCAAAAAGAACACATGACAATTGCAAAAGAATGTGCAGAAATTGTTTCCGAAATATTTCCTATGATATGGACAATTAAAGGCATAGAAAAGTAAATTCAGCCTCTCTTTTTCTGTTTTTTTATAAATAGGGGAAGAGAGGAATAATTATGGATTTTCTTAGTTTAGTAGGTGACGTAGGTTTCCCGATAGCATCAGCTCTTGCTGGTGGTTTTTTCGTTTTTCTAACACTAAAATTCATCTTGGCTGGTGTCTTAGACGATATCCGCACCCAAAGAGGATTCGTAAAGTCTCTTGATAATAGAGTAAAAACGATGAACAACGAACTTTTGAGAATAGATATATTGATGTGTCGTTCATTCAACATTCCATTACTGCCCGCCGACTTGAATCGAATTTCTAGGGCAGATGGACAACAGGATGCTAGAAAGGATTAAACATGTTGTGGAAAGATTTACTATTAATGAAATTTCAAAATGGTTTTCGCATTTTGACAAATAAAGATCCAGATGATAAATTTTTTGTTATTGATGACGTAGAGTTTAATATCGGTGATGTTTATAAAGTAGGCCCAAATGGATTTTTTGAGAGAATTGGAACAGAAAATGCTTTGGATTGAATATGCAATAGAACAAGCAGGTAGAAACTGGAAAGTAAAGGGTGATTGGCCAGGAGAGGTTATGGGGTTGGACAGCCAAGGCAATTCCAAAGAACACTATCTTTACAAGCCAGGAGATGTTTTCAGAGTTAATGATGATGGGTGGTTGGTAAAAGTTATGGATGAAAACGGAGCTACGAAAGATTAATGGAAGAATTTGATATTGCTGCTGCAATCGGGCAATATGGATTTCCTATTATTGCAGCATTAGGCCTTGGCTATTTCATATTTTATATTTGGAATTGGGTGACTCAAGAAGTCGATCCAGTCATAGAAGAATCTCACATGACATTAATTGGATTGATTGATAGAGTGCGTATGTTGGATAATGACCTTATAAGACTTAATACAAAACTGAATATGATACTCGCTCAGCAAGGAACTGAAATTCCTAAAGACGATGAAGTAGAACAGATAATTAAAAGTCAGAAAGAAAAATAAAAATGAAATATTTTATATTTACCGTATTTTTACTTTTGCCAATATCAATCAACGCATCAGAGATGACATGGGGATTTAAAAATCCAGCATTCCATTATGGAAATGGATATTCAACTCATGTTTTGAGCGTAGAACAGTTGGGGCATAATCGTAAAGAAGATATAAGAAAAGAAGCGGAATCTGAAGCTGCAAGAATTGAAAGAGAACTAGAAAATTCTACTCTTAATAAGTTCATCCGTAATATTGAATCTCGAATTTATGCTCAATTATCAAAACAGATGGTTGATTCTATGTTTGCAGATTGTATCGATACCTGTTCCAATACAGGAACAGCGGAAATTGAAGGATCTACAATTAATTGGGAAAAAGATACTACTACGGATGAAATAACACTGACTATCACTACTGAAGATGGATCAGTTACAACTATCACTGTGCCCGGCGGCGGAGAGTTTGGGTTCTAATGAAACTACATTATGTAATACCATTACTTCTATCGCTTGGTGGGTGTGCAATGATGCCGTCATTGGATGTGTTGAATGATTTGGACGAGTCACCAACCATTCAAGAAAGTCCTATTGATGCTAGATTGAAAGATGTTCCACCAATTGATGGAAAGAAGATAACAATCGCAGTGTATCAATTTATGGACAAGACGGGGCAACGAAAGCCTGGCGATAACATTGCAAACCTTAGTTCTGCAGTTACACAAGGTTCAGAGGTTTGGGTGATTAAGGCATTGCAAGATGTCGGCAATTCAAAATGGTTTGAGGTTGTCGAGAGAGTTGGAATGGACAATCTTATCAAAGAAAGACAATTGATAAGAAATACTAGAGAAATATATGAAAAAGACAGGGAAGCCGGCCCAACAGCATTAAAACCTATGATTTTTGCTGGATTGTTATTAGAAGGCGGGGTTGTAGGATATGACAGTAATACTGCAGTTGGTGGTATCGGCGGCCGTTATCTTGGAGTTGGCGCTCAAACAGAATATAGAATAGATACAGTAACTGTAGTTATGAGATTAGTTAGCGTTAATACAGGTAAAGTTTTGATGAGTATTGCTACGGAAAAATCTATCGCAAGCTATAGATCAGGGGCGGATGTTTTTAAATTTCTAGATCTAGGAACTAAACTTGTAGAAACAGAGGCAGGATTTTCAGTAAACGAACCTGTGAATTATGCAGTTCGTGCAGCTATCGAACAGGGAATTATAGAACTTGTCTATGAAGGTGTTGATAAAGGATTATGGAAATTTAAAACTACTAAAGGAAAGGAAAACAAATAATGTTGAAATATTTAATTTCAATGCTATTGGTTCTGACATTTATTGGAGCTCCATCATTCGCAAATGATATTTATATTACTCAGAGTGGTGATAATCTAGACTTAGATATAACACAGGATGGACAAGACAACGAATTTGGTGATAGCACTACTGATGCAAGTCTTACAGGAGATTTGATGACCTTCAGTATCACTCAAACAGGAAACTTTAATAAAATTGATATTGAAATCGATGGCAACAATTATACTGGTACTTGGGCTTTTACTGGAGACAGTAATATTGTGGATTTTACCTGTGATGCTACATCTGGTGTAAATTGTGAAACTGTAACTGCGAATATCACAACAAATGGTGATGACAATGAATTTGAAATCTATATTGGCGAAACTTCAGATTCGGAAGATCTAATTGCAAACTTCACCATTACTGGTGACAATTCTCAATTTATCAATAATATAGATGGTACTGATGCGAATGTGACAGTCGTTTCTAATAACTCTTCAAGCTTGGCAACAACTTCTGTCAACTCAGATGAAGGTAATGTTATTACATTAGATTTAGATGGAAATGGAGATGTAAATGGACATACAATCACATTAAATATCACTGGAGGCGGTAGTACATATAACGTCACGCAAAGCGGAATATATGATAACATGGTGGATGCAACATTTAATGGTGATTCACATGATGTCGATATTACGCAATCTGACTAGTTTAGTATTATTATTCCCAACTATTGCATTTGGGTCAGCTGGAGAAATTGGTTCTTTTACTGGTAGTGGAGTTTTAGAAAGAGATAATCGAGTTATCGATGGTGGTTCTGGTGTTGGTGTTCAGTCTATGGACACAGCAGTTACTGCAAAAGGTAGAATGAGAATTGATTTTATAGACGATACTAGAGTTGATATAACTGAACATGCAAGACTTCTTATCGATGATTTTGTATACGATCCAAATACTGGTAGAGGTAGTTTAGGGCTGAAAGCAACGCTGGGTACAGTAAGATATGCTAGTGGTCAAATTGCAAAAAATAGTAGACAGAGAGTAAATATTCGCACCCCAAGCGCAAAGATTAATGTAAGAGGTACAGATTTTATTATGGTTGTAGATGAAATTGGTGGTACAATGATTACTCTACTTCCTAGCTGTGATATTTCTGGTAGTTGTGTGACTGGAGAAATTATGGTAGAGAATGATAACGGATTTGTCATAATGAATCAAGCATTTCAATCTACAATTGTCAAACAATCTTGGACTCCCCCACTCAAACCACTACTATTAGGGCTTGAAGAGGGAGATATAACAAATCTTCTAATACTTAGAAAAAAATCCCCCTATCTAGAAGAAGAGGAAGAAATTGTTAAGAAAACAAGAAAGATGTATGAATTTCTTGATATTGACTTCTTAGAATTTGATGGATTGGATGAAGATGCACTTGTAGATGATATAAAAAACATTTGGGCAACTGAACTAAATAATACGGATTTATATCTCCAAGAATTACTTCATGATATGTTAGACCAACTAAACATTGCCCTTGCAGAACTTTTCAGAGATGAACTGGAAAAACAAAATGAAGAGTTTTTTGCAGAAAGAACTCTTGGTTATGATAGTAAAACTAGAATAACTTTAGAAAATCAAGATCCCAATTGGAGAGTCCAGAGAGAAGATACTTCTATAACCCATTACTTAGATTTAAAATTAAATCAATCGTATGGATATACTATTAATATGGAGCAACAAGATGACACGATTTATGACTATCGCCTTGGTGTTGGTAACAACACTATTAATATCATCCAAGTCCAGTAGTAATGAAATTTATATCAGCCAAGTTGGTGATGATCTTACTTTGGAAGTGCAACAGCGTAGTGAAGACAACTATATTAGTTTTAATAGCACCGGCGACTCTAATGATATTACTATTCGTCAAGGTATGCACGATGACGGCACTATTGACTTAGATGAAATTGGTGACCACGAAGCATACTGGACTGTGACTGGTGATAATAACAATGTTGAAAGTTATCAAACTGATACAAACAGAGGCGGTGGTGGTGGCGATCATCATCATTTGGCAAACATTGTAAATGGTGATAGTAATAATGTATCACATACTCAAATGGGTAAAGCAGGCCATACAGGATTTATTGAAATACAAGGCGATAGCAACAACGTGCTGTTATTGCAAAGAGGAAACGGTGGACAAAAACGTGCAGATATAGTTTTAACTGGTGATGGGCATAGTATTGACAGTGACCAAAGAGGAACTGGCAGCGCCAATTTAGAACTAGATTTAACAAACAATGGAGGCGCATATAGTGTAACTACTAATCAGAATACAAGTACAACACATAGGAGTTATAGTTTAACTGGCTCGTGTGTAGCCTCTAACGGTTGTACAGTAACAGTTACACAGAATTGAGGATAGCTTGCCATGAAAAAAGTTTTACTTTCGCCTATATGGAGTGTTTTATTACTTATATGTCTGACATGGATATACACAATAAATCCATCTCTAATAGAAAGTATTAGATTAAGATACTTTGACACGCTTATTATAAATCAACCAGTTCAAGACAATAATATTTACGCAATAAATATAGATGAGGATACCATAAATAAGTATGGTCAATGGCCATTTCCAAGAGAAAACTATTCTGATATAATTGTAGATTTATATGACAGGGGTGCTGGTTTAGTTGTTTGGAATGTGTTGATGAGTGAAGAAGATAGATTTGGTGGAGATGCAGATTTATCTATGACATTGACTCAAGTGCCAGTTATTTTGACCATGATAGGAACTGAGGAAAATAAAAATGAACCGTATAACCCTGGCGCTGGAATTATCAATAGTGACTATATGCATCTTATCCCAAGTATATCTGGGATCACAACTAATATTAATGTCCTCGAAACTAACGCTGTTGGCACAGGAATCGCAGACACATATCCAGAGATAGATGGTGTTACAAGAAGAGCTCCCCTAGTATTCGAAAGTAATGGTATTCTGTATCCAAATGTGACTATGGAAGTTATGAGAGTTATTGCTGGAGATCCATCATTTCAAATCAAACTATCTCCACTAGGGGTCGATAAACTTAGAATACCACAGTTTGGAATTATTCAGACAAATGCACTTGGAGAAATCTGGATAGATTGGTCGCAAGGATATAAAACCGCAAGTGCGGTAGATCTACCAGAAAATTTAAACGGCGCAGTAGTATTTGTGGGTGTTACTGCTGGGGGAATTACACAACCAATTTCAACTGCGAAAGGTGGAGTCTGGCCCCATGAGATGCAAGCTGCAATGTTGGGAACCACATTCAATGATTCTAATATATCAAGACATCCAGACGCTAAAGCTTGGGGGGAACTTGCTGCACTAGTTGTTGCCGGTGTTCTATTGATCGCGCTGTCAAGATGGACTTATCTTGGATTAGGTTTCTTCTTATTAACATTGACAGGGTTTGTGGGTGGTTCAGTCTACGGATTCGCACAGTACGGCCTCCTAATAGATGGCCTAACTATCTCTTTCTTATTACTTCTTTTAGGAACTTTTAGGTACTCAGTTAAGTTTATTAGTGAGTTTTTAGAGAAACAGGCAATTAAAAAGCAATTTGCTGGCTATGCTTCTCCAACAGTTGTTCGTATGTTGCAAGAAAATCCATCACTCATCAAAGACGGCATGAAGAAAGAGATCAGTATATGTTTCTCAGATTTACGCGGATTTACTCCATTAGGAGAATCCTTTGGTGACGATGTAAAGGGTTTGACAAAGATTATGAATGGCTATATGGATGCCATAACACAACCTATACTTGATGCTGATGGTATGGTAATCAAATATATTGGTGATGCGTCGATGCATGTACATAACGCTCCTATAGACGACCCTAACCATCCACACACTGCAGTTCAATGTGCATTGGATATGCTGAAGGCCGTAGAGAAATTTAATGATAAAATTACTGCAGAGGGGAGGCCTCCAGTTGGCATGGGGGCAGGTATTAATACTGGATTGGGATATCTTGGAGAGATGGGAAGTACTCAGAGACATTCTTATGATGTTCTTGGAGACAGTGTATCAACTGCAGCAAGAATAGAAAGTAAATGTAAAGAATATGGAATGGTCTTACTGATTGGGGAGGCAACCTATGAGAAGACTAAAGATGATTTCTTTTATCTGAAACTAGATGATCTAGCAGTAAAAGGTAAATCCATAGGGATTAGTATATACACTGTTTTAGATGATGTCAAGAGCAATTGGGATAAATTTTTAAAAATTCATAGAAATATGTTGAAGTTTTATAGAAACAAACAGTTTGACAAAGCTATAGAATTGTGTAACATATTGACAGGAGAATTTGATAAAAAGATGGATGGATATTATGAAATGTGGATTGAACGATGTGAGTATATGAAAACGCAAGACCTACCAGAAGATTGGAATGGCGTCTTCATTGCTACTACCAAGTGAATTAACCATATCCTTTATATAAATACAGTGCTCCATTTTCTGTTGTGCCTGCATTACTAAATGGTTCTCCGACTACTACATATTCTCCGTTTCCAGAAATTGATATATCATATGCAAAATCGTCTTCTTGGCTGGTATCTGATGGTTCTAGGAATTTTACTAAAGACCAATTGCTCCCATCGTATCTATATACATATGCATTTCCAAAGGCGGCAAGATAACTGGCATTATAGGTTAGTGCAGAAGTTACTAAAGTCTTTCCAGTATCATTCAAAGATACTGCTCTTCCGTGATATCTATGATTACTAAATCTGGCACCAGAGGACATCTGGCCCGGCCAACCTATTGTATCCGTAGTGGTTAACAATCTACCTGATGGTAGTGTAGTCAAGTCAAAAATTCTAACAACACCATTGGAAAGTTTATAGTTTCCAACTGCCATTGTAAGTCCATCTCCAGAAATAGATACATCATGGCCAGTATTGTCTCCACCTTCGAAATATTTTATATAAGTGTCATTATTTGGCCAAGAGGAAGAGGAATCATCTCTGGTTAACAGCCACGCTCTACCAGTTGGATCATTATATCTAGGTTGGCCGATGACACAGCGAGTTCCATCGGTATTTAACTCCAACGCGCCTTCTGCATAAAGTCCTCCACCCAAATACGAATTTGTTCGTGTATTTCTTGATGGTGCAAGTGACTGAAAAAATGTAAAGTTTGAAGATTTATCAGGTCTACTAAAGAAGTTTATTTGTCCTTTGTTGTTATTATAATTAGGTGCTGCAATTGCTAGTGTGAGTCCATCTCCAGAAATTGCAACAGAGAACCCAAAATCATCTCCATATGATGCAGTTCCATCCACATATTGCAATTCACTCCAAGTAGTACCAGAACGTGTATATACATAAAATCGTCCATAATTTAAGCCTGGCATTCCGAATACTACAGTTTCGCCGGCATCATCAATATCGATATCACAACCCCAACTATATTGCGATTGAAACCCCATAACGGTAAATTGCTCTCCCCAACCATTTGCATTAACTAAGTCTGAATTATGCCAAACTTGCACATGGCCATCAGTATACGGGTCTTCGCCACTACTAGCAACTGTATATTCTCCATTTAAATTTGTTACAACTCGTTTTCCCATCCGTCTTCTAAATTGAGTTCCAGCCGGCCAAGAACCTGTACTGTATTTTCTGTAGCCGTGTGCCTGACTCGTTGTCCAGTTTGGGGATGTGTCGAATATTATACTAAATGTGCTAGAAGAAGTTTCTTGATTTTCTCCGTTTGTTGCAATGAATGCAATCGTGACAGGATTTCCATCTGCTGGGTCTGTAGATGGTGTTATCGTAAATACATTATTAACATTAGTGATTGTAGTTCCGCCCAAAGATCCTGATGTGACTTGATGACTCCATTGCAATGGAATTCCATCTGGATCAGAACTTGAAAGAGTGATTGATAAAGGGGTTCCATCATTTGCAAGTTCATATGTTGCTGCATTTCCAGTAACTGCTGTGATTGAATTGCTTATCAATGCAATATTATACCAACCAGTTCCATTAAACAAATATAGTTTATTGTTCTCTGCAACATATGCTTGTGTTCCAGTATTTACTCCAGATGTGGGTAATTGTGATAATAGATTATATGCGCCCATTGCTGGAGCTGAAGCTTGTTCTTGTGTCTCAATAGAATTATCAGAACTATCTAGAAACTGAATTGTGTTTCCAGCACCTCTTTTCATTTTGATAGGATTTCCTGTTCCATCATCAATAGTTACTTCTTTTGCTTTGATAGTTCTTGGATTTCCAGAAGTATCTCTAATATCAATACCAGTACCATCATCGGATATTTTACTGTCTCCGATAACAGCAGTATTTCCGCTCAGATGCAAATCTTTGAATCTATTTGTAGATGAACCTAGATCGTGTACGACATTTTGATCTGGTATCAAATCTCCAGTGATTGTGGAAAGAGTTGTGACTGTAATTGAAGCAGGGTTTAGGACTTGTTTGATTGCTCCTGCAAGTCTTGCGACATCATCAGCTGATGCAGAACCAATCAACGCATTTGCTCTTGCATTGATTGCATCTTCTAAAGATTTGTCTTCTCCAAGATTTAAAGCCTTTACTGCTCTTGCAAGAGAAACTAATTCATTTACATTTGCGCTTGGAATACCATTCACAATTTTAGTTTTGAGTGCTGCGATTGATGTGGATAAATCACTATCTGCCATTGTACTTCCTTATACCGTTGTTTCGCCTGCTGTCGAAGATGCCTGATCTACATTGGTTGATGGGAAAGCTCTTCCATTTCCCCAAACGATACGAACCGCTCCTGCGCCACCTCTCGCTGAATTTATGCTGTCTGTAAGCGTCCATCCAGCTGGCGAAGGGCTGTAATGGTTTCCAGATCCACCGCCACCATAGTATCCGCCTTCAAAGGCAGTTCCTAATGGTCTAGTTCCGGGCCCGTTAGAACCATTTTGATTAGCTAAAGTAGAATCATCACTCAAGAAGCCTGTTTTCTTCACACCACTTGAGCCCTCACCATAAACACCAACCCCACCACCGCCGACGCCGGTTGCAGCATTGTTGTTTGTTAGGGGGTTTCCACCGCCGCCACCGCCGCCGGTGCCGTTCTGGCCCGCATCACCACCATTTCCACTATATCCACCAGCACCACCGCCCCCACCGCCGCGGCCGCTGGCAGAGGAATTTTGCGTACCACCCAGAGCAGCAGTACCCCCTGTGCCTCCACCATCTCCAATAAAACCTCCACCCAATGGAGTACCTGAAGACCCCGAAAGCCCACGGCTG